TTTCCGACCCATTCCAGGACACCGTCCGGGCAAGCCCCGGAGTCCAGGACGTCGCAGACGGTGACGGTCGATTGGTAATGCGGCCAGCTCACTTGGCGGCCTCCCATGCCCTTGCGGCGGCTGGCGTCACCTCGAAAACGGCGGTGATTTTCCGAATCTCGATATCCGCCCTGGCGCTTACGTGACTGCTGCTGGTCGGTCCGGTTTCGGCTAGTTCCATGACGCCGCGCGTCGTCCCGAATCGGACGGCCATCCGGGCGGCCCGCAGATGGATCGGATCGCCCGTGGTGTCGGTCGCATACCCGAAAAACACCCCGCGGTGTTCGGTGCAGACGATCACCGGCCGGTCGGTCTGGTCGGGTTTCTGAGTCGTGGATTTTGCCATGCATTCTCCTCTCGCGTCAGGCCCCGGCCGGCCGGACCCGAACTGGATCCTCCGGCCTGGGGGCGGTCTGGATTGCGGTCAGGTTCGGACCAGCTCGGACAGGCTGGCCCGGATCGTCGGCTCATCGTCAGGCTGTCCGGCCCGGAAGGCGTAGTACCCGTATACATAAGGCCGGAACCATTCCGAGTGCTCGAACAGCCAGGGGCGTTCGAGCACAACTTTTATCTGGATCTTCAGGTGACATCTCTGGCAGAGAGCCGGCAGGTTCCACCAGCGGCAGTTCGCGGGGTTCAGGTCCAGGTGATGGACGGTCAGGCAGTAGCCGGCCGCCGGGTCATGCGGCGCGCCGCACCGGACGCATTTCCAGCCGGCGGCGGTCTTGACCCGCTCGGCAATCTCCTTCCAGTCCGGCGGATAACTGCCGGTCGAGCGGCGTGGCATTTCTGGTCCTTTCAGGCCCCGGGCCGGCCGGATCCGAACTGGATCCGGGCGACGGCGGGGCGAAGTGAATCAAGCTGCTCCTCGTCGTACCAGCGCTGGGTTTCGACGTTGGAGTGACGCAGCAGGGCTTTCAGCTCGAGCTGGCCGAGGCCCCACGATTTCGCGAGGGTCCCGATGGTTTTCCGGAAGCCCGCGATCGTCAGTCCGGTAATTCCGGCCCGCAGACCGGCGGCCTTGACTTCGTCCAGGGCCTTGTACCCCGGCGAGCCGTGCGTCCACGGTCCGACCAGCTCAACCCCCGGAAATACCCACCGGCAGCCCGTGCGGGGCAGCCAGAGGGCCAGAACCGAAGCCAGATCATCCGCGATCGGAATCCGGGCGGCGGATTTTTTCGTCTTCGGCCGGAATGTCCGGCGCGGGGCGATCGTGATCGTGCGGGCGATCAGGTCGACATCGTGAACCATCAGGTTCAGGGCCTCACCTTTTCTGAGTCCGGTGTAACTGAGCAGGTACACCAGAGCCTGGAGCCGGCCGGCCTTCCAACTGCCGGAGCAGGCCTCGGTATCGAGCAAGGAAAGCAGCAGACGGACAGACTCGGCGGACTGGTGGCGCGGAACCTGTGGGCGGTCGGGCGCCTGGCAATCGGTCCTGATCCATTGATTAACCCTCCTGTAAGCAAATGGTGACGTCTTCGTGTAGCCGCTTGCGAGGGCGTAAGAACACGCCGACGAAAACGACCGGAGCAGGCTGGCGGTCCGGGCCGGGGACCGCTCCGGGCGGGCGGCGATCCAGGCCGCAACCGCTGGCGGTTTCAGGTCCGCAACTGAGCGGACAGACGGCAACTGGGCGAACTCGCGCAGCACTTGCGACATCTGACGGTAAGTCCCTTGAGCGCGGATCGGCGGTGTGTAAAGCGACAAGACTTCGGCGGAAAAATGGGCGAATGACATCGGACGCATGGTGTTACTCCCGTAGATGTTCGGATACCTCGCGGTACGGACGCACGGGAAGTGTGACACGCGGTAGAGTCGCGGACTTGTAAGCCGCGACTTCATTCACGCCCGTACAGGGACCGGGCGGTTGTGGGGCCGCCGGCAACCTCGCCGGAACGGTTTTGCGCTCAGTGGGGATTGGACATGGAGTCGCGGACTTCGAATCCGAAGGTTGCAGGTTCGAATCCTGCCGGGCGCGCTGCTCTTGGGCACTTGGGTTCCCGTTTTCACATGTCGCGTTGGACCCGTCTGACTCGTCGTGTACAATGGTATCTGAGCGCTCAATAGCCCGGGTCGGCTGTGGGGGGAGTTTGCCGACGCGCCCCACAGCCGGCTTTTTTGCGCCGGTCGCGGGACGGTAATTGAGCTGCTCGCGGAACTCGCGCCAGGCGTCGCGTTCGGCCTGGGTAGTCGGTTCCGGCTTGGGTGCAGGTGGATTGAAGTTGACCATCGACGGTTTCGGCAACTTGAGTTTCAGGTCGCCATCGGTCATTTTCCGGATCGTGGCTATGACGTATCCGAAGCTGTCAGGCGTGTAACTGAGCCGGCTCAGTCGATCCAGGGCCACCTCGACCGCCATGAATCCCCGGATCGCACCAGCGGCCCGTATATCGGCTATCGTGATTTCGGCGACGGTGCCGAAGATCGCCTGGGCTTGCTCAAGCAGTGCCTCGAGGTACTCAGCATTCCCAACCGGCTGGCCTGGGATGGCTGCTTGCATTATTGGTTTTGAAGGGGGAGAAAAATCGGTCGCGGTTTTCTCTTCTGATCGATTCTCTCTTCTCTCTACCTTATAGGGGGTCAAGGGGGTGGAACCCTGGCGCTCCGGTTCGGAACCCGGGCGCGTGTTCCGTGAGCGCTGGCGCTCCTCGTTTGGCGCGGCCGCGACAACCTTGAAGGTCGCAACCGGCGGTTCGGTCGGCGGCTCGTCGCCGCCATCGCCGGAACCAAACAGACTCGGCTGGCTGTCAATCGACGGCCGCCTGGCTAGTTTCGGCGCCGGTCCGGCTGGCCGATATCCCGCCGTCGCCTCGAACTGGCGTCCTGAGGGCGCTTCCCCCAGGACCTCATAGCCGGCCTCAGCTAATCGCTTCAATGAGCGGCAGATCGCCTTCGGGTGGCGGCCGAGATCCCTGGCAATCTCCCATGCCTCCGGGTATCGCCCGGGATGGGTTCGCCGAAAATTGACACAGTAGCCGTGGACGCGCACGTCCATGTCAGTCACTTTAGGATCGGTCCAAATTGCCTCACTGACGGGGTCCCAGTAGCGTTCTGGGATATCCGCCGGCCCTCCCCTGTCGGGAAGGCATTGCGCGAATGGCATCGCTCATTAGCCCTTTGCGGCAGCCGGGGAGGAGTTTTGCCGACGCGACCCCGAATGCGGCTCAATTGGGTAAAGCTCAAGTTATCGAATCAACAGCGCGTAAAAACGCCCCCGTCACCGCTGTCAGACGGTAACGGGGGCTCATCCTGTCGGACCCTGCCCTCCATCGAGAGCAAGGATAACCTGGCTGACAGACCAGGTCAAGCAGCCCGAACTATACCGCCGCCCCGCCGCCAGAGCAAGCGGGGACCGGCTCGGGCGGTTCCGGTTCCGGTTCAGTCCCGGTCCCGTCGCACTCCTCGCAGGTCCACCAGTAACCGAGGCAGTCAGGATCATCTTCTGCGGACGCCCTGACCACGCCCTTGCCGTTGCATGCCCAGCAGTTCACTTCGCACCCCCGATCCGGTCCAGCAGCTCCTGGGCCTCGACCGCCGAGGCCCCCGTCTGAATCACCGCCCGCCGTCCGTCCGGCCCGTCAGCGGCCACCACGAACCCGCAGAACCGCTCCCGCCGCCAGTCCGCCCAGCAGACAGCCGACCCGCGGCGGACGGGCCGGCCATTGATTTTAATTACGTCAGCCATTCTGACCAATCAGCCGGCTTCGTCTCGGCCGGCTTTTCGAAGTCGTCGAAAATCTTCTCGACTTCTTCGCCCGTCATCCCGGCCCTCAGAAGGTCGCCAGATTGACTGGCCAGCCTGGCGGCGACCGCCCGGGCCTCCGGGTGGCCGATGACTCTCGGCATGGGACACTCAAAGCGAACTGTCTGGCCGAGAGCGAAATGGAGCAGGATCTGGACGTCGTATGCCTGACATTGGGTCATCGTCCATTCCCCCTGTATCCGTTTCCGTTCTGACCGCCGCCGACGGACTGCGGGCCGGCTTTCTTCGTCCACTCATCGTAAGCCCACCGGACGTCATCCTCGTGCCAGTCGGCCATGCGGTTCGGCCAGCCCTGCTGCTGACCGAAGTGTTCGATCCACTCGAACGACCCGACTCCCTTCGACCACTTGAAGAGTTGACCGCCGGTCTTCGGCGTCCCCCTAAACGCTCCCCCGCCCTGCTGGCCGCCGCCGTTCCCGTTTCCGTTTCGGTATGGCTGCCGGTCCTGCTGTCTGGGCTCGTCATACTGGCGCTCGCGATCATACTCGTCCTGAGTGTACGGCCGGTTCGGTTCCGGCCGCTGCTGCCGGGGATTGGACGGCGGCGGCGCGTTCAGCCGTTCGCGGACAGGATCGGGCTGCTGGTCGGCCTGGGCCCGCTCGAAACTGCCCTGTTGCATTGCCTCGTATACCTTGGCCTGACAGAGCTGCCGCAGGGGCGTGATCAGCTCCGCGATCTTCGCGACATCGATTTCGCCATCCGGGACCAGTTCAATCGCCACCGAAGCGGTGTGATTGCAATACTGTTTCAGTTCATCCTTCCACTCGTATCCGACTATGACCTTAGCTTTCATCCGACTCGCCCTCCACCGATTCGGTCGTCCCCACGACGACCGCTTCCCACCGACCGTCCACGACCTCGTAATTCAGCACGCGCCACTGTCCGTCAATCCGTCTGACCGATTGCCGGCCCTCCGTTGCCAGCGTCTGCCTGATGCGCTGTTCTCGAGCATCCCGCCGGGCCAGGTGCTCCGCTTCCCGCTCCGCCGGGTCAGTCGGCTCCGCCGTCCGGCCGTTCGCCGCCATGCCGATCCGTCTGCCGGATTCCGCGACCGCCCGGTCATGCTGCGCGGGGTCGGTCATCTGTTTCATCCATTCCTGCGCCTGACTCATTATCCCGTATCTCCTCTCTGCTGTAATCCCGGCTGCCCGATCGGTCGGACAGCCGGGTCACCCCGGGGTCGCGTTGCCCCGGGGCCAGTGCGGGTCAGGCCGAGACCAGGTAGGGGATGTCAGCGCCGCACACATCGTCACCGTCGGTCGGCGGGTCCAGGATCGGGCGCTTGACCGTCCGGACGGCTGCCGGTTCCGATCCGAGTTCGAACACGCAAGCCCCGAGGGCTTGCCAGAATCCGGCCCGGTCTTCCGGGTCCAGGTTGCTGTCGGCGGTCTGCTGGATCTGGCGGACCGCGTCCGCGACGCTGTCCATCAGCCGGTAACGGCAGACGTCGGTCAGGTGCTGGTCCATCAGGTGCCAGCTCAGTTTTGCAATATGGTCGTCGGTTCGCGGGTTGTAACCCGCCGGTCTGGTTGCTACGATTGCCATGCTCACCTCAGTGGAGTTGAGTCCTTGCAGCCCGTCGGGAGGATAGCCCGGCGGGCTGTTTTCATTCCTGTTGACTGCCGCCACAAGCGGCCGTCATGCCCGACCCGTCGGCGGTTGACGGGGCGGACTGGCGGCCGATCATTCAGCCGGTGGGCTCACTAATACGGCCATGCACGTCCTCGATTTGCTGCCGAAGCGAATAGACCGGTTCGGATACTTTCAGCGGCGTTCGCCAGCGAATCACGCACCACTCGCGGCTCCAGAAACCGAGCAAGATCGCAAAGTTGATTCCAGACCACCCTGAACGATGGTCCGCGAACCACACCCTCCGGAATCGTAAGCCGAGCTGGAAGAGGAATCGCCGTTGCCCAAGCCATGCTGCCGGGATCGTTATCCCGGTCGGTTTCCGTCGCCAGTTCATAGCCGAATCCTATCCAGGCCACTCGGGCCGATCTGGTTGCGGGCTTGGCGAAGCAGGCCGGAGTCACGCCCGGTATTCCAGAGGCGGCGAAGTTGGGCTTTCCATGTCCGTCCGTGCTCGGCGGCGAACGCCTTCAGGCGGTCGAGGATTTCGGGGTCAATTGTCGTGGTCGTCATGATCAGGTCTCCGTTTCCGTCTTCAGCCGGGACATCCGACTGACATTAATCACTCTAGCAATTCCAATCACAGGAATCAAGAGGGCACTGGAAAAATTCTCGTGATCTTGTCTTGGCGGGTTCGAAGGTGTAGGATTGCGCAGTATGGCAACCGTTTTGCTCGGTGATATATTGGTTTCGCGTGATCGGAGGTCCTATGGGCGATGCGATGTTGATGGAACGGACTGGTCGAATGGCGAAACCGAAGGGTCGGCCGAAGCGGTCGGAGCGGGACGATATGACGGTTCGGCTTGAGCGGCGGCTTGCGATGATGTTGAAATCCATCGCTGATTACCGGGGCATCACGGCGGCCGAGCTGCTGTCGGATCTGGCCCGGGAACCACTGACCCGGGCTTACGGCCAGATGTTGCGGGAGCTGAACCCGAAGGGCGGCAACTGACCTGCCCGACCCGCCGCCAGCAGACCGGGCCGCTGGACGACCGGATCCGGCGGAACTGCGAAGGAGACTGAATGACCGAAACATCGAAGCGTTTCCGGCCGCCGGCGGACCGGCTGGACTGGCAGGCGGCTGGTCTGATCGGCGATCTCAAGGAGGGACCGCTCTACCTGCTCGCGTACCCGGACGACGATGGCGACGGATATTCATACGACATCGTGTTCCGGGACACGCTGATGGATGGAAACCCGCTCCGACTGTGGACGGAGCGGGATATGGATTGGACAGACGAACGCTGGGATGCGGTTGAATGGGTCGCGATGCTGGACCCCTGTCGGTACTGAGAGGAGATGAGTGATGGAACCCATCTGCGAGGTTTGCCTCGAGCCAATCGAGAGCGAGGACGGTCTGTCGTATTATTGTGAGGGCGACTGTGGCCGCTGCGGCTTCTGCATCGACTGTGCGCTGCCCGAAAATCACGACTGCGGGGAAGACGAAGAAGCCGACGAGGATTTGTGCTCAGGCTGTGAGGAAGACGAGCTGGCCGAACAGCCGGCAGGCGGTCCCGATGCCTGACCGGACTGAAAATAATCCGATGCCGTGCCCGTTCTGTGGAGGGGTGGAGCGTATCCTGGAGCTGTCGCCCTCGTTCCGGGTCCGCTGCCTGGCCTGTCAGGCGAGTGGTCCGCCATCCGATCGGCCACTCGAGGCCCTGCGCCTGTGGTCCGATCAGGTCCGATCATTCCGCCGATCCGGCCTGGTCGACGTGGAAACTGATGACAGTGGCGTAAACACGCCGATGTGATAGAGTAAGATCCTGTTCGGCCGGGCAGTCCGGCCGGGAACCAGACAGCGGGCAGCAGCAGACGGAGGACAGGCAGATGGTTGCGACAGCAACGAAACGCGGCAGACCGACGACAGCCGGACGGACAACCGGCGGAACAGCGGCGGCAACGCCGACAACGGCGGCGGCATGGAAGATCAAGCTCTGTACTAGCAACGGTGAGATGTACAACGGCAACTATACGGCCGGGGACGCCCGAAAGGCGAAAGCCAAAGGCCAAACGATCATGAATATGATCGATTCCGGGAAAGCCGTCCGCGGGTTCATTTTCACCTGGGACGGTCCCGACCTGCCGGCCCCCGTAAAGCGGTCTGGCTGATCCGGTCCGGACCGGCGGTCAGCAGACGGAAAAGCCCCGCATGCAGCCGGTCAGGCTGGCGGGGCTTTTTGCTGCGCTGGCGGGGCGGGTCAGGCGGTCAGTTGCTTCGCGTCGGATGTCCATATCCATCCATCTTTCATGCCAGGGTCTTGCTTCGCGGGCATGGCGGTTGGGGGTTCAGGCTGGCGGGTCAAGCGGGCTTGCTTCGCGACGGTACGGGAGAATCCGTCGGGCGTGATCACGCGACACTCAGCCCAAATCGTGCCGGTGGGTCCGTCTGTTTTGGTTGCCGGATAACGGCTAGCGTGCTCGATCGCCGCTTCGGCGGTGCTGAAATACGCTCCTAATCTGTGATCAGATTTCACTTCGTGGTCCTCCGTCAAAATGCATCCCAGGATTGTGATGTAGTAGCGTGATTTGGGGGCTGTCATCGGTCAGGTCTCCTTGCGGTTGCGGGTCTTGGTTCGGGTCGGTACTGCCGCCGCCGGCACGGGCCGGCAGACGGCGGAATTGGCTGGGCTCCTGATCATGTTCGGTTCGCGGCTTGCTCGCCACGGACGCGAGCCTTCATTTCTTTTGCTTTCTTTCTTGCCTCAGTCTCCATGCCCTTGACTAAGGCGTGAATCTCGATCTCGGACAGGTCGCTAGTGATGCGCCGGACGATCGTGTTGCCGTGCTTCGGGTCCGGCATCTTCACCCACATCCGATAGTCAGTCTTGGACTGGCCTTCCTCGGAGTAGCAGCACCGGTCGGCATCTTGCCGGAGCCCAGGATATAGGGCCTTGATTCGGGCCTCGATTGCGTTCGCGGTTGCCAGATCGAAAAATCCTTCGCGGGTCGTCATCGATCAGGTCTCCTTGCTCTTGCGGCTCGGTTTCGGTGCGGGTTCGGTCGCCGCCGGCACGGGCCGGCAGACGGCGGGGTGGCGGCGGATGGCGTCGCGGATGGCGTCTGAGTCGGACGGCACGGGGCCGCCCGGCTCGGCGATGGATGCGCGGATCGTTTCGACAGCCTCCAGGTCGCGGGGGTACAGGCTGATGGATGCGGATTTGCGGCCGGCGGCGGGTTGGCGGGGCATGAGTCAGCTCCAATTTAAAGCGGCCAGTGGGATGTTCTGGATGCATCCGGCCGGGATCCGGCGACGGACGACCGGGTGGGGGTATTCGCGCCCCATCTCGACCTGGCCGTCAAAATCATCGGAGTCTACGTCGATCGAGAGGATGTCACCGCCGGGCCGAAATTCAAGCAGAAACGCTTTCGCTTCGACCAGCGTGGTATGACAGTGAATGTACTGGCCGTCGCTGTGGTAGTACTCGCCGGGGTCAACCTCAGGCCAATTCTCGGCGATCAACTTCGCAGTCTCGTCGCACCAATCCATCTGTTGCGACAAAGACTTCAGGTCGTCTCCGTCCCATTTGTCCGTCACATGGTAAATCATCTCTCGGTCCTCTGTCTCGCGTCTCGTGTCCTCTCGTCTCCACAATCTAATAATACGCTCCGTGTGATACAAAGGCAACACACCATCCCCGAATTCCGAAAAGAATTTCCGCCAGCGCATGAGCGTCCAACGATTCAGGCTCATCTCACTGTCCTTTCGCGGTTCGGGTTCTGGCTGCGGTTGCGGTTCGGCCGCGGTACTCCCGCAGCAGGAACCGGACGGCCTCGGATCGGTTCGGGGGCTGGCCCGGTTCAGCTCGCTCTATAGCGAGCTGGTGCAATGCGGCGAAGTCGTCGCAGGTCAGGGTCAGCAGGATTTTCGGGTTGGTGGTCGGCATGGCTGGCTCCGTGTCTGTCTTGCGTCCACACCTGAAATATATCCCCGATATATCCCCGCGTCAACACCCCTGTCCGGAAAACCCCGGAATTCCATCCGCGCGCAAAAAAACCCGCTGACCGCGGGCTGGGGATACCGGGTCAGCGGGCCTGTCGGTGGGGGACTGAGAGGTCTCTTCACTGCACTGTTGGTATCGGTAAAACCGCCGCCGGATCATTACCCCCGGCGGCGGCCTCGATAGCGGGCGGCGGGCTTGCACCGCCATACGGATTATACCGACGCGCAAGAAAAAAGCCGCCGAGGGGTCTCGGGCGGCTTTCCGCGTCCGCAGCGTGGGCTACTGTCCGGGCAGTAACACCGGGTCCGGCCGGTCCGCCGCTGCTGACGCGGCGGACAGTAGCCGATCGGGGCCGATCGGTCAAGCCCGCTCCAGGATCCGGCGGATCGTGGCGGGCTGCCAGGGGCGCCCCTCTTTCGTTTTGATCCCGTGCTCATCCGCCAGCCGGCAGAGATCCCGGAATGTCGCCCCTGTCTGCCGGGCCTCGGACAGGATCCGGATCGCCTCGAGCTCGGTCAGGTTCGGTACCAGGGTCTTGCCATCGGCAGCCAGGTCGTACCCGAACCGCAGTCGGCCGCACCGCTCCCCGCGCGCGATCTTGCCCTGCAGGGTGTCGCTGGTCCGTTCTCCGATGATCTCCCGCTCCCATTGACTGACGCTCATCAGGACGTTCAGAACCAGTCTGCCTGACGCCGACCTGGTATCGATCGAGTCGTTCACCGAGAACAGGCGGGCACCCCCCTTCTCGGCGAACAGCTCCTCGATCAGCGATGCCCAGTCCCGGATTGACCGGGACAGCCGATCCAGCTTCGAAATGATCATTCCGTCGGCCCGGCCGTCCCGCAGCTCGGCCAGCACGTATCGGATCCCGGGGCGGTCCAGGTTCTTCCCGGACTGGCCCGGATCGCTCCACAGACCGACCAGGTCCAACTCGTAAAGGGCACAATACGCACGGATTTTCTCCTCTTGCATGGCGAGACTGGACCCGCCGCGGGCCTGTTCTTCGGTCGAAACCCGCGTGTATCCGATGACGCGCGGCCTTGTAACACTTGTCATTGGGTGTATCACATCTGATGGTTGCCGATTCTTGTTTGCAAACGACCGTCTGCAAACAAGCCTATCACCGCGCGCCGGAAATGCCGGTTTTTCCGCCCGATTCCGGCCGCCGCCGGTCCGGATCTGCCGGACGGTAGGGTTTACCCGATCGTAACGACCGGCAGAATTATAATTGTCGGGATTGATGTCCTTTTTTGGCGAAAAGTCCGCATTCTGAAGGTATACGCTGCACCTAGATCCGCACCAATGCCGAGGCCGACGTTGACGGGGAAAGCCCTGGAGGCGAGAGATGCGCTCATAACCGAGAATAGGGGGCTGGTCGGACTGGCCGTCTCCGGATTCCGCCGGGCACGTATCGACTGGGAAGATCTCGAATCGGAAGCCGTTCTGGCTCTGGTTGAGGCGGCCACCCATTACCGATCTGAGCTTGGTCCATTTTCGAGCTATGCGTTGCCACGCATCAGATTCGCAATCGTACATGCGATTGCCCGCGACTGTTCTCCCGGCAGCGGATCGGATTACGACCTTGACTTGATCCCGGACCGCGACCACGAAGAGCCAGATTACGACCGCCTCTGGGAAGCCGTCGATAGACTGCCGGATCGGGCGCGAGCCATCGTGCTCGAGGCGTTCAGCCTGACCGACCGGGACCCGGACCGGGCAGCGATCGCCAAGCGGAATAAGATCAGCGAAAAGACAGTTACTCGAATCAAGAATCAAGCACTTGAGACGCTGAGAGAATCACTGTCCGCCTGACAGGGGAACCGAGTGAACCAACGGCCGCCGCGGCTGATTCCCATGTTTCCTATCGACTCTTACGTGCCACTATCGGCCTGCCCACACCGCGGGCCGCTACGTCGTGGCTGTCCCTTTGTCTGCGGCTGCTGCTGGTGCAGCGGTCAGGACCATCTGCCGTATTTCCGCCCTGACCGCACCGACCCGAAACCCGAGAAACGCCCTGCCCCGCCGAAACCCGGACAGCCGCTGACGCGGCGGCAGAAGAGAGCGATTCAGTTTGCCACCACTGACACTGACCAATAACGACAAACACGACCTGGCCGGCTGCCTGCGGGACACCGCCGCCCGCCGGCCGGAAGCGGATCTGCTGGCGGATTTCATTGACCCGGTGGAATATCCGACGGCCGAACAGCTCGAGATGGCGGATCTGGTCCGGAACTATCTGGACCGGGACCAGCGGGAACTGGAGCGGGAGAAACAGCGGAAGCCATGACAGTCCTGGACCTGTTCAGCGGAATCGGCGGATTCAGTCTCGGCCTGGAGTCGGTCGGAATGAAGACCGTCGCCTTTTGTGAGCAGGATGGTTATGCCCGACGCGTATTGAAGAAACACTGGCCGGAAACCTGGATTTATGAAGACATCCGCACGCTTACCGCGAGACGGCTCAAACAAGACGGGATTAGTCCGATCGACGTCGTCTGCGGCGGCTTCCCGTGTCAGGACATCTCTTGTGCTGGCAAGGGTGCAGGTATTGAAGGCAGCCGCTCGGGACTCTGGTCGGAAATGCACCGGGTCATCCGCGAGGTCAAGCCGCGTTGGGTTATCGCTGAGAACGTCCCTGCTCTCCGTTGTCGCGGAGCGGATCGGGTTCTCGGCGACCTGGAAGCAGCAGGCTACGCCGTCTGGCCGGTCATGGTGGGTGCTGTCCATGCCGGAGCGCCCCACGAGAGAAAGAGGGCGTGGCTGGTGGCCCACCGCACGATCGACGCAGCGGGGAGATTGCCCTTGCGAGAGACGCCGTCAGAATCCCGATCTTGCCGCGGTGGTCGGCATGTTCCCCACCCCGCAAAGCCAAGATGCCAAGCACGGCGCGCCAACAGCCTGGGAAATCGCACACCGAAAGCAGTCTCACTTGCACAACGTGGTCAATGGCAGGTTGAACCCGATGTGGGTCGAGTGGCTGATGGGGTTCCCGCTCGGGTGGACCGACTGCGCTGCCTCGGCAATGCCGTCGTCCCGCAAGTCGTCGCGATGATCGGTCAAGCTGTTCTGGAGGCCGATGCATTATGCCAGCCCGCCGCCTAGGCGCCCTGCCCCCGAAACCCGACCGCCGCCGTCTGGCCCTGGCCGCATACCTGCCGGCCGGCCAGCTCCCGCCGCCGCCGGCTCAGTCCGACCGGACCGGAGGACTGACGGACTGGGGAATGGCGCTGAACGATCAGCTCGGGGACTGCACGGTCGCGGCGATCGTCCATCTGATCATGGCCTGGTCCCGGATCAGCAGCGGGACAGCCGTCAGCATACCGGACGCGGACGCCCTGGCGGCTTATTCGGCGGTCAGCGGGTACGACCCGAAGACCGGCGCGAACGATAATGGCGCGCAGCTCCTCGACGTCCTGGCATATCACCGCCAGACCGGGATTGCCGGGAACCGGAACCTGGCTTACGCCGGCCTCGACCTGCGGTTCGCCGATTCCACCCGCAACGCGGTAAATCTGTTCGGCGGGGCCTATGTCTCGCTCAGTCTGCCGGTCAGTGCGATGGACCAGAACGAACAGGGCCTGGCCTGGACCGTCCCCTGGTTCAGCCTATCCGAGGGTCTGCATTGCGTGCCCGTTCTCAGCTATAGCCCGGACTGGCTCTGGTGCATTACCTGGGGCGGAATCCAGGGAATGACTTGGGACTTCTACACCCGGTACGCGCAGGAAGCCTATGCCGTCCTGGACCCGTCCTGGCTGTCCGGCAGCGGCACCAGCCCGACCGGCCTGAACCTGTCCGCCCTGCAATCCGATCTATCCGCCGTGGGCCAGCCGGTCGCGGCCTGAGAACCTGGAGCCTGACCTGAATGGATACCGCCGCAATCATCGCACTCGCCATCCGTTATTTGCCCGCCGGAATTGCGGGCGCGCACCTGCTGCTGGTCCTGCTGACCCGTGACCAGGCTCAGTACGGATCCGCCCTGACCGCCTTCATGGTCGCGATCGGCCTCAACGCCTCTGTGGCCGCCGCGCATGCCAAGATCGACAACAGCCCGTAATGCAAGACCGTCAGTCAGCACTGAGTTCCGCCGCCGTCGGAGTCGCCATCATTGGCGCGGCCGTCCCCGATCTGTTCCTGCAGGTCATCGGCCCGCTGCTGGCGCTGGCGGTGCATCTGTGGACCGAACGGACGGCCCGCCGGCTGGACGGTGCGAAGGACCTGGAGATTGCCCGGCTGAACGCGGAGCTGCTGATCCTGCGATCGGCACTGAATCAGAGGGGGCCGCAATGAACCGCCGTCTGGCTGCTGCCCTGCTGAATGCGGTCATCTGGGCCGCAGCTTGCATTATGGTCGGATGCCTGGCCGCCAGGCTGGCCGAGCACGTCTGCCGAGTCCTTGGAGAGAACCCTTGAGCCCAGCAATGTTCGTCTGGACGATCGGGAATGTCTTCGACGTCATAGTCTTCGTCTTCATGCTGGGATTCATCTACCACTATCGCGAGAACCTATGAGCAGTAGTTTAATCCTGCCCGCCGGCCTTCAGGCCGCCCGACCGAACAGAGCCGCCAGGCGATTCCTCGCGAAGCAAGAGCTGAAACGACTCACTGCCGACCCATTCCGGCATGAGCATACACCGCCGCAGATCGCCATACCGCAGGGCGGCCAGCTCCAACTGAACATCCTCCGGGATGACAACCATGTCATCCTGGCCCTGACTCTGGGCAGCCAGCAGATCCAGATCCCGCTGCCGCCGCAGCAGGCCGAAGGCTACGGCCTCGCACTGATCGGCCTGGCCGGCCAGGTCCGGCTGATCCAGGCTGCCGAACCGGAGCCCGAACTGACCGCCGCCGAACAGGCGGAACAAGACGCAAAAGCCGATGCTCTCATTGCGGAGCTGATGGCCGAACGGCAGCCGCTGCCCGTCGTGGCGGACGCCGTGACTGACAGCCCGAACGACTGACCCGATCCGCCGTGTGGACACCGCCGACGAAACACCAGGGGGCCAGGGGGACGATACACCCCGCCGGTCCGACCTGACGCTGGTCAGACAGGCCGTCCGGCAGGACTGGCCGATCCCGGCTCCGGTCCAGCGGCAGATCCTCCAGCGGCTGGTCGATTACCTCGACCGGGACTCAGCAGACGGAGAAAAGGCCAAGCCCCGAACCGTAATCGCGGCAGCCCGGACACTGGCCGCATTCGGCGGCCTGGCCCTGAAACAGCAGGCCCTCGATCTGCGGAAACAGCAGGTCGAAGGCAAACCCGAAACGGTCAGCCTGTCCGATCTGGTACAGGAGGCCGAAACCCGAGCGGAGAAACGGATCAGTGAGCGAGAATGCGAAGATAGAGAAGCCGAAGCGGGTCACCGTCAAAAGCCTGCGGGTCCAGCTTGAGCGGGCGCATTCTGACCGGACGGCGGCCGAAGTGCTGCTGAAGCGGACGGCGGAACAGCGGGATGAGCTGGACCGCCAGGTCAGGGAAGCCAAGAAGATGGCGACGGCCTTCCGCGGCCTGCAACTGGACTGGCACGCGTCGATGAACGAGGGCCGCGAAAAATACCTGGACGGAGAGCTCGGCCGGACGCGGGAGAAGCTGGCGGCGGCCGAAAAGAAGATCGCCGAGCTGGAGCAGTCCCCGGAACGCCAGGCGATTACCCTGTACATGCTGAAGAACAATGAGCTGACCCGGGACCGGGACCGCCTGCGGGAAGAACTGGCCGCTGTCACCGACCGGGCCGCCAGTCAGCCCCTGACCGGCCAGGCCGAACCTGACTGCGCCTGCAACCGCTGCGAGCTGATCCGGGCCCGGGCCGAACGGGACCGCCTGCTCCAGCAGAACGACCGGCTTCGGGCGGAACTGGACGCCGCTGTCGAGCACTTCAAGCGGACGTCCGACGAACGGTACCGCCTGAAACAGCAGAACGACCGGCAGGCGGAGACGATAGAGGGACTGTTCGGGCAGATAAACCAGGCCCACAAACTGGCGACGGAAGGGCGAGGCTGGCTCCGCTATGGCTTCACTCCCTACGCCACGGCAAAGGTCGAAAGCCTGCTCGAGCAGATCCGCGGACTGCTGTCCGTCTGTCAGCCGACACCGGATGGGAAGCCGGCGGAGACCGAGTCCGAACCGCTGATCCTGGTATTCCGTGTCAACACCCGCTGACCGTCTGACCGAGCTGCTGAGCCGCTGCCATGACGACCCGGACCTTTTCAATTCCGCAGTGCTCGGACGGGACCCTTACTGGTCCGGACAGCGGGAGATTGCCCGATCTGTCTGTCAGTTTCGGATCACCGTGGCATACACAGGTAACGCCGTGGGGAAAGACTACCTTGTCGGTGGAATCGTGCCCTGGTGGTTATTTACTCGTCATGAATCATTGGTGGTTGTCACTGGACCCAGCCAAACCCTCCTCGGAAGCGTAACCTGGAAAGAGATCCGGCGGGCAATCGAGCGGTCTGCCCTGCCGCTGTCGGCCCGTTTCTCCCAGGGAATCAAGGCCAGCCCCCAGACAGTCACGATCGGCGCGGGCTGGCAAGCCCTCGGGTACAGCACCACCTCGGTAGAGCGCGCGTCAGGCCAGCATAACCGCCGGCTGCTGGCAATCGCGGAGGAAGCCAGCGGGATCGAGGATGAGGCGTGGGACGCCCTCGACAGCCTGGTCTACGACCGGCTGCTGGTCATCCTGAACCCGATCCGCTCAGACGGCCGGGCAGTCGATCTGATCCGCCAGGCCGAGAAGGACCGCCGGGACGGGATTCCGCCGCACCTGGCCGTCAATGCGATCCGGATCCCGTCAACAGAAAGCCCGCATGCCCACCTCGAAAAATCGCCCGTCGGACTGGCCAGCAGAACCTGGCTCGAAGACTGCTACCGCCGCTACGGAAAGAACAGCCTCTGGGTCCGATCGCACATCGATGCCCGGATCCCGGAAGTCAGTTCCGAAGCGCTGTTCCCCGAAGCCTGGCTCGACTGGGCAGCCAGCAGACCGCAGCCTGTCAGACCGTTTGATCATCCTGTTCAGGATACCCGCAGACTTAGTTGTGACCTCGGCGAAGGTGTCGGGCGTGACTCTACTTGCATTGTCGTACGGGACGACTGGGGAGTGCTCGAAATCCTCTGCTCCCCGACCGTCGGCCTGCCGGAAGCCGCTCAACTGATGGCCGGACTGGCCCGGAAATACGGGATACCTGCGGAGAGATGCTCGTATGATAGACTCGGCATTGGACGCGATCTCCATCACCTGCTCACCGGCGCCGGTCTGCCAGGTTGCGTCGGCTATGCCGGAGAGTCTAGTCCTCAGTCGCGGGACTTTACGAACCTCCGGACCGAAGCCGCTTTCATGCTCCGCCGCCGCCTGGACCCTGTTTACCAGCCGGACATGGCTGGCCCCCGCCGGCCCGATTTCCAGATTCCGCCCGGTCCATTCTGGGACAGGTTGCGGACCGAGCTGCGGGCCCTGACCTACGACCTGGTCGGCCGGCAGACGAGATTGATCCCGAAGAAAGACCTGCTGGCGAAGCTGGGACACAGCCCGGACATCGCTGACGCTCTGATCCAGAGTTTCGCATTCAATGGCTGAAACATATCGATTCCCTTATTCGCCTGGTGACGTCGTCTTCCTGAAGATCCGGACCGAACGGATCCCGGGCATGGTGACAGCGATTCACATCTATCCGGGGACCGCATCCTTCATGGTCTGCTGGGCTAGTGACGGTAGGGAGACCTGTCATTATGCCCTCGAATTGACCCCCGAATTCATCCCCGATTACGTCACCGCCGACTGAGTCCGCAATTGGCTGAATTACCGCTAGACAGACTGATTCAGGAAGTCGAGACCGGCCTGCAAAACGAGCAGCACCGGCTCAACGACGCCACCATGGGCCAGGCCTTCTACGACTACGAAGGCAAGAGGTTCATGTCGGTCTTCTTGAAGGACGCGGAGACGCCCTTCGACTACCTCCAGCGTCCGTACCGGGCCAGCGGGCTAGCGCACGAGGCCGTCGATATCCTGACCGATCACCTGTACTGTCCCGGACCGTCCCGGACCTGGACGGACGCCGCCGGGCAGGAATTCCTGCACCGGGTTTACCAGGATAATCATGTCGATGCCCTGATGCTTCGGGCCGACCAGCTCAGCACGCTGAACGACTGCGCCGCGATCCAGATCGACGCCGCTGACGGGAATTTCGGCCAGTTCCCGCTGAAACTGCGGGTATGGGGCGCAGAGGAATTTCACGCCTGGACGGATCCCGATGACCGCACCTGCCCGAAGGCCGTCTGCACGATCGACCGGTATGACCTGGCGACCCGGTTCCGCCTCTGGACCGATGACGAGGTCCTGACGTTCGAGACCAAAAAGGCCGAGCTGATGCAGGGCGGCCGGACCGCCAAACTGGTCGGCCGGGAGCCGAACAGCTACGGCTGCCTGCCGTTCGGATTCGTGCACTACGAACAGCCGGTCCAGCGGTTCTGGCAGGCCGGAATCGGAGCCCTGATCGTCCAGGCGGAGATCCGGATCAATGACCGGATGAGTCGGATAGATGAATCGATCAATAAGCATCTGAACCCGATTCCGGTCGCTCAGAATGTGCCCGATAACTGGCAAATGATTCTGGAGGCGCAGCGGTTCCTGAAGCTGTCCAATAGCAAGATGCGAGTCGGCCCGACCGGCGGCTACGAGGAAGGCCCGGAGCCGAAGCTGTACTATCTCCAGGCTCAGATCGACGTGGCCGGAGCCTGGGACGACCTGCACCGATACCTCTCGCAGATCCTGGAAGCCGCCCGCCTGCCGGTCAGTGCGGTCCGGATGGAACAGCAGGGAGTTTCGTCGGGGATTGCCCTGGTCGTCGAACAGGCCCCGCTGCTGACCCGGGCCCGCCGCCGCCGGGGCCCGTTCAGCATCTACGAATCACACCTCGCGAAGACCATCCTGACCTGCGCGGGCAACCATTACGGCAAGCCCGCTCTGCTCCGGTCCGCTCTGACGGGCAGCCTGTCGCTGGGCTGGCCGCAAGCGTCCGTGCCGATCCCGACTGACGACCGGCTGCAACTGCTGCAGGGTGAGGTTGCGAGCGGGATGAAATCGATGTTGATGGGGATGCAAGAGTGGTTCGGCGTGGACAGGAATCAGGCCCTGGAAATCGCCAAGCAAATCGAGGTCGACAACACCGACCTGGCCGCCATCAACCCCCGATTCGCCGCCAGTCTGAACCCGGAGACGGATGAGGACGACACCGAAGGCGCGACCGAGAAGGATAGCGACAAGCCCTCGGGCGACGAGAACGCGGATGACAAAGACGAGTCCGAACAGTCCCACCAACTGAATGCAGACGCATGAGCATAGAGCTACACGAAACCTCCGACCCCGAGGGCGGACCGTCCCGCCCGTTCCGCTGCCCGACCTGCCGGAAGCCAGCGGAGGTCGTCCCGAAGCCGCTCCGACCACCCGGCAGCAGCCACCCGGTCACCGCTCCGTTCTGGCTGCTGACGCGGTGTTCCGGCTTCTGCGGGCTGGTTTCCCGCAAACGCAACCAGGCCGTTGAACTGATCCCCGATCCCGTTTTAACAGGTACACCATGTCCGACGCAGCCGTGACCACGAAAACCGAAACCGCCGGCCAGACCGACCTGGGGCTTGTCGCCCGCCTGGGGGCGAAGGCCCGCCGGCTGGCCGACCAGGCCGCCGCGATCACGAAGGATCGGGACAGCCTGAAGGCAGAAACCGAGCGGTTACGGGCCGAGCTGGAGACCGCCAAGAAGGCGGGCGACAGCAACGCCGCCCGCAAGGAAGCCGACACCCTCAAGGCCGAGTTGCGGACGATCAAGCACCGCCAAGTCTTCGACCAGCAGGCGAAGGACGCGAAGGTCAGGCCCGAGGCTCTCGAAGACCTGTACCGGCTGTCCGAATACAAAGCCGAGGCCGACGTCCCCGATCCGGACGCGATCAAGACCCTGATCGCCGACCAGGCGAAAGCCCGCCCGTTCCTCTTCGGGGACGGCCAGGCCGCCCAGACCGGCCAGCAGCAGGCCGAGCAGGCAAAGCCCGGACCGGGCCGCGGCCAGGGCGGAACCGGCCTGCGGGAAGCGGTCGGGAAGCTGCAGGTCACCCGCAGTCAAGCCAGGGATGCGGCATTCATGCGCGCCCACCAGAAAGAGATTGCCTCCGGCAATTTCCAACTGGTCGACTGACAGAACACCCGCGGTAACCCCGCCGAGGTCAGACCGGGCAGCCTGACCGCACCGTAACCCCTCCCCTCTCCGCGGCCAGCCCCGCCGCCGAGGCCCGATCCGGGCCGATGGTCACCGTCTCACAAGGTGACCCGATGCCAAATTCCACGACCGATCTCTTTCAGACAGTGCTTGCCGGCGCAAGCCAGGCCAGCGAAAGCCTGACGTTCAAGAATGCACTCGTTGATGCGATCTACTGGGATTACCAGCCCGTGGTCGCGACTCCGTACACGACCCTGAATGTGATCATCCCGACCGTCAATGAGGGCGGAGTGATCGACATTCAGACCGGTCCGATCCAGCCGATCGACTACAGCTTCACCCCTGAAACGATCAGCTTGAACAAGAATTTCTCGACGTCCTTCGTCGTGAAATCCTGGGACCAGATCCGGACCCCGGCCGACCTGCAGCGGATCTTCCTGCAGCCCGCACTCGAGGGGCTGCTCCGGAAGATAAACCGGACCATCGTCGCCCTGTTCAACTCGACGAACTTCCCGAATTACACGCTGTTCACAGGCGCCAGCGGAACAGCGGCCGACTTCACCCGCGGGGACATCGGGACGGCTTGGGGCAACCTGACGACCGCGGGCGTCCCGGTCGAAGACAGCGACAAGATGACCCTGATCGTGAATCCGACCAGCTATGCCGCCATGCTAGCTGATCAGAATTTCATGTATCAATACATAGTCGGTGATACCGCCGCGGTCGACGCCCAGCAAAAGGCCAAATTGCGGGCGGCATTCGGGGCGGAGATTGTCTACGACCAGCAGCTTGTGGCCTTCAACTCCGGCCACTCCCCCGCGATCCTGATGCACCGCTACGCGGTCGCGGCCGTCACCGCCAATCCGCCGCCCGGCGGTCCGAACGTGGAAGAGACCACCATCATGGTCAAGGACCGCGTCCCGGTCCAGATCCAGATGGCGTACTCGATGCAAGACCAGGGCTGGGTCATTCACCTGCACTGCATCTGGGGCCTGGCTGTCGTTCGGCCGGAAATGGCCAGCCTGTTCCAGTCCGAATCCTGATAACAGCGTCGGTTCGGCCCGGTCCGGTCAGACAGCCGGATCGGGTCCGGCCGGTCTCAATACACGTCGGATCTCATGTAAGGATCTTTACCAATGGCAAGCACACAAGCCGTCGTATGCACATTCGACGCCTCGGACCTGTACCGGGAAACGTCGAGCGGCTATGACACCGTCAGTAACAGCGTCCCGTACATCACGAGCAACGGCGCCAGCCGTGGTGTATCGCTGAACAAATTCGTGATCGCCAGTCAGCTTTACGAGTACTATAATCTACTCGTCTACATCCCTTTGAACGTGACCATCACCACGGGTTTGACCTGGAAATTCGCGCTGACTGACGACGGGTGCAACTCGGCCGACCTCGGCCTGGTGGTCCGGCTCGAGGTGACGCCCTACAACCTGTCGACCGCCAGCGCGCCGGTCGACTGGTCGCTGGCGGGATCAAAGGGGACGGTGACCACGACAAACGTTACCCTGAATGCGACGTCGGGCGTGATCGCGACGGGCACGGTCGCAATCGTGGCGGCCAACCTGGCCAGCCTGGCCAGCGGAAACTGGCTCGGTTTCCGCGTCCGCCGGGTTGGGGATAACGCGGCCGACACCTGCGCCAACCGCGTGATCCTGCTCGGCGGTCTGGTCTACGACACATGAGCCTGTCCGGGCCGGCCGTCAGTGCCGGTCCCTTCCCGCCCGCTCCGGTTCCGGCCGGGGCGGGGCGGCCTCTCGACACTAGCGAGGGTTATATGGGAAACCTCATCTCCGCGCTCGGCCTGACCTCGGTTGCGCCGGTCGCCATACCGACCGGCACCGCCGCTTACCTGTCCGTGGTTGCCGCCTCGGGTCGGCATTATGGGCCGGTCATGACCGTACCGACCGGCACGGCCACAATCCAGGTGTCGGCTTCCGAGACCGACGGCATTGCGTTCGCCGCCGGCCTCGAGACGGGCGTCTCCCTGGGCCTGGCGCACGACCCCGCGGCCTATCGATCCTATGATGGCCCCGGGTCCTTCGCCGTGTCCGGGTTCGGGCGGCCGCCGCAAACGGCTCGGGCGTTCGCGGACCTTTTCGTCGGTTCAACCGTGTCGCTGTACCTGTTATTTCTTAGTGCGAATGGCACCGTATTACCGGGAGCGGCGTTATGAGTCCCTACTCGTCACTCGCGGCGGACACCTACTCGGGCCAGCAGACGGGCAGTCCGGTCGCTGTCCCGACGGGAGCAGTAAACTGCACGTGTAATCTTGTGATGAACGCGACGGACTACGAAACCGTGGGAATCCAGGGTCCGATCGCCGCCCTCGTCACCACGAACGGCACCACATACTTGAGCCGCGCAAGCGCTCTCTGGGAATCCGGCCCAGGCTCGACAGACGAAGACGGGAATCCGATCCCGGGGTATATCGGCTTCAATCTGGCCGGCACCGAGTCGGGCGTCCAGCCCGTCGTGTCGCTCACGAACACAGCGAATAACTCCGTCCCGGTCTATTACGGCATCACGGTATCGTTCACTGATGCGAGTGGGGCTCTTTTGTGAGCTTCGCGATCCAGCAGAGCAATGTCGCGGCTGCCGGCGCGGCGGCCTCGCTATCGGCGACGGCTGGCTCCAACGTGCCCGCCGGTACGCTCGTGATAGCGGCTGGAGTGTGGGGCACGGCATCCGCATGCACGTTCGCGGCGTCCGACACCGGCGGATCGAGCGGTAATACATGGACGGTGATACCGACGACCGCCGGATACATTGGTTCGGCGTCGTTACGGACAGTGGGGCTCGCATACACGATCGTCACCCACCCCGGGACGCTCGACGTCACGCTCAGCTCGGGCGTGAGCGCCAGCGCGGGACTGGATGTCACCTACTGGTCGTTTGCCGGGTCGACTCTCACAGTCACATCCGCCACTGCGTCAATCACGAGCGGCGGCACGATCGCCACAAGCGCTCTCACCTGGACCGCGGGCCTGAATGCGATGATCTTCAGTGCTGTCGGCGGGCACGCCACCTATACGGTCGGCACTGGATTCACATCGATCCAACAATCGTTCATCTATGACGCATACTGGATTAATGACACGAGCGGATCCCAGGCCGCGACCGCCTCATTTTCCGCACTATCCGCGGCCATGATTGGCGCCTGTTTCGCGGAAGTGGCAACCTTCACTCTCAGTCCCCCGCGCGTTACCGCCAACCACCGCCAGCTCTACTGGAACTGACTGAATGCACCTGCTCGACACCGACCAGGCCGCCCGCGAACGGGCCGCCATCCCGCAGCTCGCGGTGAACGTCGCCGTCCTGGCCGGCCGTCTGGCTCCGCTCGGACTGACAGTCGATCTGACCGATTCGGACCTGGAGCATTACCGCTGTCTGGACTTCGGCGGCCGGACAGCGGAAAACGCCGATCTGCTCCGCCGGTCCGGCGCAGCCTGTCTGGCCGACCGACGGCCGCGGGTCCGGCAGCGGGACCGGCAGCCCGACCGCTGGAATTACGAGCACATGCCGACCGTGCTGAACAGCTTCGCCCTGCACCTGCTGACACTTCTCCCCTCTTGACCGATCCCGGCCGCCCGCCGGGCTGACCGACCTCTCCCCTCACCTCTCGGAGCGCACAGAATGTCCACGCTCAATCTCCAGGCCGCGATCCCCTCGACCAGCCTGTCGGCCGCGACCCTGACCTACATCGCGGTCTGCACCGCGCCAGCTCACCAGCGCATCAAAATCACTGGCTTCCACGTCGGATTCAACGGCACCACGAACAGCAACACTCCCGTCCTGGTGGAGTGGGGTTTCTGCACCTCTGCCGGGTCGGCCGGAACCACCATCACCCCGAACCCGATCGAACAGGATGCGACCGAGACGCCGCAGACGACCTGGAACAGCTTCGGCGGCGCACCGAGCGGCCCGACGATCGTAAATAACCGCTTCGTGCATCCTCAGCTCTCGACGGAGATTTATGTCCCGATGGGCCGTGAATTTATCGTGAAAGGCGGCGGATATTTCTTTATCGCCGTTAATGCCCCCCAGAGCGTCAATGTCGCCGGCTTCGTGGACTTCGAAGAGTAAGGCTGATGCTCCGCGATGCCCGGACTGCACCAAGACGGCCGCCGGCGGATCCCCCATCCGGCGGATACCCTGCCGCCGATCGGCGGGTCCAGCCTGCTGGTCCCGTCGGTCCAGCTCCGCAGCCGGCGGCTGGCTCCGGCTCTGGTCCGCATTCCACCGCGCTGGCCTGCCACCAGCGCGGCGGTTTACCCGCTCCGCCAGACGGTCAGTCTGCGGGCCCGGCGGCTGAACCCGGCGCAGATCTGCGCGGGCAGGCTGCTCTGGTCGGCTGCCGGGCCGGCACTGGTCACGTATTTCATTGATCCCAGAAGCGCCTCTGTCGTTCAAACCGATGCCGATCCGTTCGGGGTGGACCCGAGACAGGCAAAGGTGACGACATGAGTTGGACATATATAGCAAGCGCGTTCGGAGGGACAACAGGCAGCCAGACGACGGTCGCGGCGACGGTCTCGGTTTCGGCCGGAAATCTGCTGATCGCATCGCTGGGAGTGACCCTGAGCGGCACGCTCTCAATAGCGGATACCGGCGGTAATTCATGGTCCGAGCAGATCGATGAGGGGAACGGACCGAGCACGGACCAGGTGGTCTGCTGGACGGCCGTAGCGGCGACCACCGGCTCAATCACGGTTACCGTCACCTGTTCCGGCCCGATGCAGGCCGGAGTGAATATCGACGTGTTCTCGGTCGCGCCCGGCGCGACGATCACCGTCGGGACGGCGGTCAGTAGTAGCGGGCTGTCGTCCAATCCTTCGACGGGGAACGTCACCTATTCGGGCTCCGGGTCCTGCCTGCTGTTCGGGGCCTTTATGGCTCCGAGTACGACGACGTTCGGCGCCGGTTCCGGCTTCACCGCGGCTTCGAGCCATATATCCAGCGTCGGAAATTACCCCGGCCTGCTGACCGAATACCAGACGACGACCTCGAGCAGTTCCCCGCAGGCATGCGGGGCCTACTGCCACAACCAGCCCTGGGCCGCCGAGGGCATCCCGTTTCTCGAGGTCCTCGCGAACGTCTACCCGCTCCGGGCCTGGATCCAGCTCCGGGCCCGGCAGAAAAACCGGGCCGTCTGCCAGGTCCCGCAGTTCCACCCGCCGGACTCCGCTGCCGTCTACCCGCTCCGTCAGACGGTCCAGCTCCGGCCGCGGAAGCTGACCGCCGGCCAGAGCCACAGCCCGGAATTCCACCCGCCGACACCCTATGCCAGCTACCAGCTCACGCCATCCGTCCAGCTCCGGGTACGCAGGCCGAACCGGGCTGTCTGCTGGCCGATCCGGCCGTGGGTCCCGTCGAACGCCCCGAACCGGCTGCATGTCGTCACCGCGATCCGTCCGAGCCATCTCAACCGCGCCCTCAACCGCGCTGTCGTCCAGTCACCGCGGCTGATTCCGGCCAATTCCGCCGCCCACTACCCGCTCCGTCCGTCCGTCCAGCTCCGGCCGGGGCGCCGCAACCCAGCAGTCACAAAATGCGCCCGATCTACCTACGGCACGCCCGCCCCGACCTACCTGCTACCGCCGACGGTCCAGCTCCGGCCGCGGCGGCCGAACCGTGCCGTCCTGCTGTCACCGCGGCTGATCCCGCCGACGCAGAACGCCCGCTATCCGCTCCGCGCCGCAACCGTCCTGCGGCCCGGCAGACGGTCGGCAGGCGTTGTCCGGCCGGTCGTCGCAATGCCGGTCGTCCGGCCGGCTGGCTACACGCTGACGGCCTCGGTCCAGCTCCAGCGGCGCAGGCCCGCTCGAGCGGTTACCGCCTCGGGCCGGCTGGTCCCACCAGCTCCGGCAGGTCCGACCTATTCGCTGCTGCCAACCGTCCAGCTCCGTCAGCGGCGGTTCAATCGCGCCGCCCTGGTCCTGCCCCGGATGTTCAGCCCGTTCAGCCGGTTCCGGACCAGCAGACCGGTCACCATTCTGCGGGCCGGCAGGCGGAATCCGGCTGGGGTCTGGGTCGGGCGGCAGGCGTGGGAGTATTCCCCGCCGGAAGTGCTCTGCTACGCCGACCCGCGGCGCGCCTCGGTCGTTCAGATTGACACCGATCCGTTCGGGATCGACCCCCGTAAGGCAGCCTACGTCCCATGATCTCCGTCGACGCATACCAGCTCCAGCAGAATGACTGGGTCCTCCAGGCGACGAACCGGGATGGCAGCCAGCCGACCCAGTTCCTGGCCTCGGACACGGTTATTGCCGAAGTCTGGCAGGGCGGGACGAATGCCGCGCTGTTTAACCCGGCGGCGGCCTGGTACGCGTACGCAACCGGGCAGGTCTCGGTCAGTGTCACCGCGGCGCAGATGACCGGGCTGGACGCCAGCGGCAATTACACCCTGCTGGTGACGGTCACCCGCGGATCGGTCACCGCTCCGATTATCGAGGCGACGTTCCGCGTTCTGCCGACCCCGGGCACGGCCAGCCAGGCGCTCAAAACCTACTGCGCCTACACCGACCTGCTGCAATACGCTCCCTGGATCCGCCAGGTCCAGGACCTGGACACCGATCAGGAGTCGTTCTATTCCCAGCGCTACGAGGCCCGGATCTGGCTGGACTGGCTGATCGTCCGGTCCTGGCGCGGGACCTCCGCGGCTTATTTCGGGGATGCTGGCCGGTCGGCTCAGTTCTGGCTGGGAAGCTGGGTCCGGCGGACGCCACTGCCGTCCTACTGGCTGCTCGGACAGCTCAGCGGCGGGTTCGTGATGTCCGGGACTGTCGCTTCGGGCGGGTCGAATTACACCAATCCGACCGTCACAGTGCCGGCTCCGTCGGTGACTCCCGCTTACGGAAATCAGGTTCAGGCAGCCGTCAGTGCGGTCACCGTCAATGGCGTGATCACGTCGCTTTTCGTGACTCAGCAGGGCGCGGGCTATGTGCCCGGATCGACACTGACATTGACGTTCACTGATGCCACCGGCAGCGGGGCGACAGCCACCGCGACGGTCTCAAACGGGACGCTGCTGGTCCGGCCGGAGACCAGCCGGATCACCGCGTATTACGCCCTCGGCCGGATCGGGCTGGCCCAGATCGGGCAGAACAATCAGCTCGCCAGCTACGGGGCGATGTTCCGGGATCTGGCGTCCGCGGAGGTCGCGTCAGTGGTCGCGGAGCTGGACCTGAACGGGGACGGGATCGCGGATCTGCCGATTCCGATTTCGCCGACGAATACCATGTTTACATAAGGGGCCGATGACATGACAACCTATCAAGCGACCAATGGCGGCCCGACCTATGACAGCGACGGCAACCTGCTGGTCCAGACAGCCAACGGCAACGCGACCGCATCCGTTCCGACCGGGGCCGCAAACACGGTCGTGTCGGCCGCCGCCGGTCAGCTCATGCGGGTGCTGGTGACGACCGCCGGCGCGGGCGCAGGGAACGTTTTGATCTATGACAACGCGACCACCAACTCCGGGACCGTGGTCGGGATCATCCCGTCGACGATCGCGATTGGCACTGTTTACACATTTAATATGCCGGTCGCGCACGGAATCGTCGTCACCAACGTCGCCAGCGGCCCGGTGCTGACCGTCAGTTACGCCTGACATGCACGCGAAAACATACCTCATCGAAGACGGGTACGGAATCCGGGGTCTGGAACCGCCCGGTCTGGCCGCCTATCCGGCCGAGATCCGCCGGCAGTTCTGGGGCTGGGTTGGCGAAGCCGGCCTGCGCCAGAAGGACAGAGATCTGGCGCGCGGGCTGGACAAAGACGGGAAGCCGCTCCGGCCGATCAGTGCCGAAACCCGCAAGCACCGCCGGTCCGCCATGACACCGTCGGGGCGCGGAGACCCGTCCGCTCCGCCGCTGGAGCCGGGCTGGCAGAAGAGCCGGGTCCGCAGTCTACTGACCGCGAAGGCGTTCGAGGATCATTGCGAGTTCTGGTGGAAGTATGACCCGCATTCCGGGGATTCGTTTGCGCGGATCCTCGAGGGCCAGCGGGCGATGGGGCGGGACGTCTTCGGGCTCTCCCCTGCCGGACTGAAGCGGGTCCAGGCGGAAGCGTGGACGAAGTGGGCGAAGTTCAAGGTGGGCGGGCCGGTTCCGCTGACCAGGGAACCAAGGTTACAAGCTGTCAAGGTTCCGCAGGTCGGATCGATGAACCTGGAGCATGCGGTCGGCGGGGCCGGATTCACGGATTTCGTCAAGGTCGGCCAGCACAGCGGGTTTCAGACGATCGAGGCATGGCAGGCTTACTTCCGCGAATCCGCTCCGGCCCGGCTGCCCGGTCGGGCGGTCAACCCGCCGGCAGTCAGTCCGATCAGCGGACCGAAGTATAACCGGCTGCTGGGGCATATCTGGGGCCGGACCGGACCGGACAGCGGACCGGGACGGGCGGCGAAGCCGCGGCCAGCGAAGCCGGCGGGGCCTGCGCGGCAGCGGGCGGCAATGGCGAAATCGCCGATCGAGAAGGCGACGGACGAACAGATCAAACGGAACCGGGCGGACGCGGCGGCAACGCCCGTCGTAACCCTACCGCCGAAGGACACCGCGCACGCTGCCAATCTCAGGCATCTTATCCAGGAGCAGGAAGACCGGATCAAGAGAATCGAGCAAGAGCGTGATTCGAACCAGCCCGAATACGACAAGCTGAAAGCGGACCGCGATCTATGGTGGGATAAAGCGCATTCATACAAGTTCCATCTAACGAAAGCGACCAGGCAGAAATACGAGCGGCTGCTGAGGGATACCCAGGCCCGATGGGATGAACTGAAGACGAAGGTCGAGGATGCAAAATACACGCTCCGGACCGAGCATCAGATAAAGGATCACTATACGAAGGAATTGGCGAAAGAGACCTCCGTCCCGGTCGTCGTGAATTACGCGGCGAATCAGAAGAATCACCCGCAACTGATCCCGCCCGGGCCGATCCAGGACCGCCTGGCCCGCTACACTGTCGGCGACGCGAAGATCGCCGAACTGTCCCGCCAGCCTGACATTGCACACCAGAAAGAGGAAGCCGACCTGGCAACAAAGCGGAGCGACCTGACGCGGTCAATGGACGACATCCTGCGTCAGCAGGCCGCGGTCATTCAGCCCGCGTCGGACGCCGGCCGACCGATCACTCTGGCCGAAAATGCTGAGGTCGACCGGCTCCAGCAGCAGATTGACCTGCTGGTCACCGAGAAGGACAAAGTGAAGGCGGCACAGAAAGCGCTGTCCGACCGGGAGGCGAAGCGGCTCCTGTCTATTATCGCCGCAAAGAAGCCGATCGTGTTCACCGCAAGCGACTCCGACGCCGGCGCCTCGAATTCCGAGGGACCGCTGAAGCCAGCCTGGGGCTCCATAAAGAAGACGATCCAGCAGTCGGCCGAATGGCTGTCGAAGGTCGTCGAAAGAGGAGACGGCGATTTCGCAACCGCGATGAATGCGAAGATCGGCACGGAGTCCGGCCGACGGGCACATTTCAAGACGAATGATCCGAAGGCTCCATACAACATCCAGCTCAGCACAACCGACAGTGAATGGGTCGTCGTGCATGAATTCGGCCACGCCATTGATGACGGGGTCAAAATTGGCGACGATAACATTTTGCAGCGGTCCCTAGAATTCAAGAAATATCGCTTGAAGGGCCAAAAAGAGATCCCCCTTAAAACAATGTTTCCCTGGTATGACCCGAATGAAATAGGGGCCGATGACGAATTCGGTAAGTTCTTCGGAGCGTCCAGCTCGCAAGCCTGGTATGTCGGAAAGAGCTATGGGGACGCCGCGACCGAAATCGTATCAATGGGGATGCAGGCCCTCTACCAAGATGCAAGCGGATTCGCACGGAAGGACCCGGAATACTGCAAGTTCATTCTAGGAATCCTGGACGGTTCACTGAGATGATCCCGATCGGCTCTGTTCTCTATGACGGAACGGACACCCTGGCGACGCTCTGGCCGGACGGGACCTGGACCGTTGAACGCCTCGGCCGGGTCGACCCAGCGGCCGGGGAGTCGCTCGCCCGTTATTACAACGGCGAGTATGGACCCCCCGACGGCAACCCGCTGGTCCGGTCGCTGTACGACCTGGCGGAACGAATGAAGGGAATCATCCAGATCGATCACGTTCCCCCGCCGGAACCCGGCGCCGTTTACTGACCGCTCCGCTCCGCCCCCCCATGTCCCCCGCCGCCCTGCTGAACCTGTTCTACTGCCTGCTCGGCCTGGTCGGCTGCAACGCCGTCCTGCTGCTGCTGATCGCCACCCTGCTGGCGGTCGGCCTGGTCCGGGATTCCCGCCGATGAACACCGTAGATCTGTCCGGCCTGGACCGTCTGGCCGGCAAGCTGAAATCACTGACGCATCTGGACGCCACGGACCTGATGCTGACCTGGTCGAAAGTGATCGACCAGGACAATCGAGACGGGGTCATGGCGGGGCTCGACAAAGACGGGGTCCCGATGGCTCCAGTGACTTACCGGCCGAAATACAGCCAGATCGGCCCGCTGACCAAGCACAGCAAGGTCGGCAAGCCGACCAAGGAACAGCGCGGCGGCCGGAATGCGAACGCCCGCAAAGGCGCGTACAACCCATCCCCGATGGGCGGCCTGTCCAGTGCGGAATACCGCCTGCTGGCCGGTCCGCCGCTGGCTCCGCGTTATCAGTTCAGTCGGGTCATCACCAACCTGAAAGTCGGGTTCGGCCGGCTGGACAGCGGCAACTGGTACGCGGCCGGAATGTGGGACGAGGTCCTGTCCGCCAAAGGCGTCCCGTTTTTGCGGTTCCACTTCGATGGCATCGGCCAGAAGCGTCGCGACCTGCGCGGGGTCCGGCCGGCTGGCGTCGATAAGGCCCGGTCTGCTCTGCGGAACTGGGCCAGACTGGCTGTCCGGGAACGGCTGGGCGGCAGCGGTGAAATCATCCCGGTATTCGGAATCCAATGAGCCAAAGCAATCCGACACTCGATCTGCCTGCCGGCCCGGAAACCGCCAGTTTCCGGGCATTCGAGCGCGTCCTGAAGGACGATCCGATCCTCGGCCCGGCCGTCAAAACCTGGGTCACCTGGACCGGGTCGAACGATGACCTGCTCGAGCCGACATTCTCGAGCTGCCCGTATCTGCGGCTGTCCCCATACCCGACCAGTTCGGACTGGGTGTCGGAAGGCCAGCACAAGATGCCGCTGACCGTGAACATCCAGGCGGCTGTCGCGGGGACGCGCGCGGACAACCTGCTGAACCTCTGGAACGCCGTCCGCCTGGCCCTGTTTCCGCAGTCATCGGTCGCGGCTGCCGAAGCGGTCCGGACCGTCCTGCAGGCGGCCGGGGTCTCCAAGCCGACCCTGCGGATCTCCGCCTATGCGGTCGGGATCGATGAGAAATCCGGCTGCCGGCTGCTGATCGCTGACGGGACCATTGAATTCAACATGCTCATTTCAACATAACACCGGGGGATTAAACAATGCCATGGGCAGGCCAGACATGGATGTCGATTTACCAAGAGTCGGTTTACGGTTCCTTCAACAGCGGCGGATCAATCGCCTATCCCCGGCTGGTCGGCGGCAATGCCTTCACTATGCGGAAGGGCCCACAGCGGCAGGTCATCCGGTCCGCTGACGCCGGCAACCGGCGGGTCCAGGTCGTTTCGGCGCGGAAGGTCTATGCCGGGACGCTAAACATGGCCCTCTATCCCAGCCAGGCGGCCTACTGGCTGACGGCCCTGACCGGTCTGGCCGGCAATGCCCTGCCATCGTACTCGATCCAGTACTGGGACTCGGTCCAGGCATGGCGGTTCGTGGGCTGCATCGCCCAGTCCGGGAAAATCACCAGCTCGGCGACCGCCGACGAAGTGATGCTCAGTATCAACTGGATCGCACAGCAGCGGGACAACACGTTCACCACGTTTGCCCAGCCGGCGGCCTCGAATTACCCGACCGAGGTTCCCTATGAGCATTACGAGTCGGCCAGCAACTTCACGCTCGGCGGGTCGGCAATTACGAAATACAAGACGCTCGAGGTCAACATCAACAACATCCTCCAGGGCACCTGGGACGAGCAGCAGTACATCACCAGCCTGCTGTATTGCGGGCGGGACCTGGACCTGTCATTCGGCCCGCAGTACCTGGCGACCACGTACCGGACCGATTTCGAGAGTCAGACCGCGCTGACGTTTTCGGTGAACTGGACCCGCAGTAGCCCGGCGCACAGCTTGACTCTGAACTGCGAAACGAACTCTTATATGTCGACAATCGACGACGATCTGCCGCTGGACGGTCCGGGCTATCAGACGATCGGGGTCCAGGTGTTCTACGACCCGACGAACAGCACTGATTTTGTCGCGACTGTGAGCTGACCGAATGGCTGTGAATGACGAACTGATCCGCCTGGTCCTGGAGCTGACCGGGGCGGCGACGATTGAGGACGCCACGCGGAAGCTCGCCATGATGAAGGGCGAGCTCCAGGCGGTCGACGTCGCGCAGAAAGCGACCGCCGGGTCGTCGATGAACGTCGGTCAGTCCGCCCTGGCGGCCAGCTACGCGGTCCAGGATTTCACCAGTCAGCTCGGAACCCGCGGGTTGGCCGGCGCGCTCGGCGCCATTCAAAACAATATCCCCCAGATCATCATGGGGCTCGGGATGTCCGGCGGCCTGACGGCGGTTGTCAGTCTGCTGTCGGTCGGGGTCGGGCTGCTGGCGTCGAACTGGGACAAGGTCCAGCAGCTTTGGGGCAGCGGGAAGACCGAAGAAGAAATCGAGCGATTGAAGAAGCTAAAGAAGGCCCTCGAAGATGTAGTCGAAGCTACCAAGAAAATGCTCGAGGGATTGAACCCGCAGCAGAAGGAAGGGCAGGACGCGGTCCAGAAGGCCGTCAAGGCGTTTGGCGGCAAGGCCGTCCTGGATGAAGTGATCAAGGGTCTGGTCGCGGATAAGGGATCGGCCGGAGCGGATGCGGATAAACAGCTCGGGACGAACCTGCTGGGCAACGCGGCCCGCGGTGATATTAAGGCAATCGAATATCTGCGCCAGATCATGAATCCGATGGGGCCAATCGGCGGGGTTATCCATGGCGGCGGCACGCCAGAGGAAGGGTTCAAGACGCCCGCCCTCGACAAGCTCGACGAGTCGGCCAAGAAGTTCCGGGAAAAGCAGGAAGCGGACCGGCTGCAACGCATGGAAGAACTCGCGAAGATGGGGCCGCATGAGCAGACGGTCGCGGAGAAGGCGCAGTCATTTAATGAGCGCCTGAAACAGAGCCAGGACCTCGAGGAAGCATTCCGGCGCGCCACCAAACAGCAGCAAGACGAGAAGAACGCGAGACAGCGCGCCGCCCTACCGCAACAGGAAATGGTCCCGGAGAACGCAACGGCGGAGCAGATGCAGGCGATCCGCACCCAGAACAGGATCGCTTCCCAGCTCGCACAGGCCATGCTCGGCAATCAGGGCCAGATGACCGCACAAGTTGAAGTGCTGAGCAATCAGCTCCGGCAGGCCCAGCTTATCACCCGCCAGCTCCAGCAGAACGGCAACGCCATGCCGAACTGGCAATAACGCATGCCCTCCGTCCTCACCATCGCCGGCAGTCCGGTCAACCGCCAGACCGCCCGCCTGATCCTGAACCGCTGGACGGTCAGCCTGGACCGGCCGGACGAGCTGGAGTTTACCCAGCTCGCAGCCAGCCTGCCGGGGGCTTACGCCCCGGAGCAGACGGTAACCCTGACCGTCGGCGGCACGGTCGTGTTCAGCGGCTGGATTTTCAGCCGTTCGCCCGCGAACGCCGGGACCGGTAGTATCTCGGTCGGCTACCGCTGTCTCGGGCTGAAATATGCGGCCTACCTGATGCCGGTCACCGCCTCGGACGGAACCGGGACGATGACGTTCAATCTGCCGACCACCGATCAGAATTACACCGTTACCGAGGCCGGTCTGTCGGTCGGCCAGATCCTGACGCAGGTCTTCAACCAGCACAGCAGCCAGCTCGCCGCGATCGGGATTACCGGCTTCAATTCGGGCGATCTGGCGGCCCTGACAGCGGTCCCGCCGGAGACCGTGTATTTCTCCGGGAATTCGTTCTGGTCGCAGGTCGATCAGCTCCTCCAGACGTGGTACGGCAGCCGATACGCCAGCTACGTCACGCCGGCAACCGGGCAGATCCGGGTCTTCGACACGACCAGCCTGTCCGCCCAGACGCTGACGCTGGGGACCGATCCGATCACGCTGGACAGCCTGCGGGAAGACACCAGCGAGTGCTACACGCAGGTCATCTTGCGCGGCCGGGACAACGTCCAGCCGGCTTATCTGTCGCTGCTGACCGGCACACTAACGCAGGGCTGGACCTCCGGGCAGCAGGCCGCCTGGAACATCAATACCGGGTATTACTACCCGACCGGGGCCTATGACACGGGGACTATCACCGCTCAGTCCAGCTCGACAATCACCGTCCAGAGCAGCAGCCCGACGGAGACCTGGCCGGTCAATTACTGGTCGGGAATCGGGGCGCAGGTCGCGGTCATCAACCCGATCGCAACCGATATCACCGGATTTGAGTATAAGCAGGTCACCGCCTGTACCGCCCTGACCGCCGGCGGAACATCGGTCCTGACTCTGGACAGCCCGCTGGTCAATTCCGGGTACAGTCAGTATCAGATTCGGGGACTGAACAGCGCGGCCAGCAATGTCTGGCGGGTCTACACGATCCCGAATTTCTGGGTCGCTCAGCACCTGGTCCAGCAGTTCAACTACTCCGTCCCGTGGAGTCCGAGTCAGGGCGCATTGACCGAGACGAACTACCCGATCGGAGTCGTCTGCTACAGTACCGGCGGGCTGCCTTTGCAGGTCACTATGAACTTTGAAGTGGTGCCTTACAATGGGTCCACGAACGGTTATATAAGATTCTACAACCCCGTCCCGATGCTCTACACCAGTGCCGCCGCGCTGGCGCAGGGCGGATCAGCGGTCAGCGGGCCGACCGACATCCAGGTCCTGCTGCCGTACAGCCGGGGAACGCTCTACGCTCAGTATCCGTCCAGCGGGTACGGCGGGACGGCCTACACGGAATTCGGGGTCCAGCGGACGCTATACAGGGATTACCCGACGTTCAATAACGCCGGCAATCTGACGCTGATGGATACGTTAGCGCAGCAGGTTCACGCGACCGTCAGCAACACGATCCAGGAGGGATCAGTCACATACTACGGCCAGTATTCCGCCGCCCTGACTCCGGGCAGCCCGATCGCCCTGAACCTGGCGAATATCTTCGGAACGACCTCCTACGAAAGCATGGCCGCTCCGGTCCGGACGGCTACGCTCGAGTGGCCGCAACAGGGCGCCGCGGAGTGGGTCACCCGCCTGCAATTCAGTACCCGCCGCCAGCAGTTCAGCGGGGACCGCCTGTACGTTCACCCGAACTATGCCGCCGGTACCGGCTCCGCCTGGTCGGCTCTGGCGGTCAGCTCCGCCAGCCTGCCGTCCGCCGTCAGCTCCGGCTGGTCGGCCGACTACGCCGGCCAGACGGCGGCCAGCCAGACCGGGGCCGCTGGCGCGGCCGCCGGATCGTCGGCCGGGCTGTCAGCGGGGCTGGCGGGTTCGCAGGTCGGACAGGTCGGCGCGGGGCTGATGGGCGGAGCGGATCAGGCCGCTGGCGGGATTCTGGCCGGGCCGGGGGGCGGGTATGGCGACTAGCTCAGACATGCGGATCATGAGGCTGGAGGGGCTGGTCAGCCGGCTCCAGCAGCAGGTCACCCAGCTCCAGGGGCTGGTCGGGGCGGTGCAGCAGCAGCAGTTCGGGATTCAGCCGGCCGGAGCGGGCGGTTCGGGCGGGGGTGCAACCTACCTGGCTTATCCTACGAGCGACGTCGGCTACCTTCAGAACTGTAGCTGCTCGATCAACCAGGTAGCAGCCGGCAGCATCTCAACAGGGGCCGGTGTTCTGTGGAATTATCTGGCCTCAACAATGGTTGAGGCATCGACGCAGGCCAACGGGCAGCTCGGTGTAATCTGCCTTCCCGACGGACAGGGTGGATTCACGGCTGTCAGCCAGAGCTGTCAGTAATGGCGTACACTTTCCAGGACATCGGGGAATGCGGCTGCTGGCGGTGCGGACCGTGCGTGTTGACCGCCGAAACCTATACGTTTTCCTGGACCGTGAGCGGCGGAGCTTATGCCGGGTCGGTTACGGTTGCACGGGTGGGAAATACCTATACGTCCGGATGCGTGAGCATCGGCGGACACGGGTGGGTTGCTGAGGTGTACTGTATCGGCTCGGACACAGCCCTCAGTCTCACGCTCTGGAATTCATCGGGCGCGTGCTCTGGGGCGTCCACCGTCAATACCGCTTATGCGGCCGCCGGGACGTGCTCCCCTCTAAACTTCTCGCGAGCCCTAGTGGTGGGAGACGGACTTTACGCCGCGCCTTACAACCTCCGTTCGATCGCCCTCACCCCATGACGTGCCGCTACTGCCCCCTCCGCGACGCGGACCACTGCCGGGGCCAGGACGTGCCGCGATATTGCGAGTTGCTCGATCCCGCGCACCCCGCGTACGATCCGCGCTTCGGCCCGATCGTGATTGCCGAGACAGCGCGGTTTGCTCACCCCGACCTGGCCCGCCTGGACCGCGCCCTGGCTGCCGCCGGCACTGGCCGGAAACCCGGCGGCTGCTGCCCTGGAGCTTGACCTATGCCTGAATCCGACCCGGCCGACGAATTCGACGAAGCCGATGATGCCCTCCAGCAGATCATCGACGAATCAGCCGACCAGCGCCGCTGGCTGAAAGCCCTGCTGCCGTTCTGCCAGCTCCAGTCCGAGTCGGAAGATCCGCTCTGTCCGATCGCCCGGGCCCGGCGGGCTGCCGCTGACCGGGTCAGCCGGATCTGTCGGGCGGATCTGGCGGAGTGACGCCGTCCATGTAATGCGCGTCCTGCCATTCGCGCCGGCGCCCGACTTCGACCAGCGCCCAGGCGGTCGCGCAGCGCCAATCGCAGAAGGCCACCGCGGCAAACGCGGTTCCGCCCAGCTCGGGCAGCCGGACAGCCGGCTTCCGACCGCACCATAGGCACATTACCACTGGCCGGCGGCACACCGGACAGGTTGTTACCGGCTCTGGCTCCGGCTCCAGCTTCTTGCGATTTTTCATCCTCTCCCCCGTTCTGCCCCGGTCCCGTCAGGCCGGGGCGGTTTGCTGCGCGGACGGTCACCCCGCCAGATCCGACCCCTCCCCCGCCGCCGGCTCCCGCCAGACCTCGACCTGCGGTCTCGCCGCCCGGCGGTCCGGCTCCTGGACCGTCAGGCTGAACCCGTACAGTAGACCCGACCGCAGGGCGGGCTCGATCAGCTCGCCGACCGTCAGGCCCCGGTGGGCCGCCATGGCGCGGAGATCCCGATCGAGCTGCAGGGGCCACCGGATCGTATGTTTGACCAGCCCGACCGGACCGGCTTTTCTGGACCGGCCGGAACGACCGGACCGGCCCGCTGCCTGTTTTCCCGCCATGCTCCGACCCTCCTGGTATGCTCGGTGAATCAGTAAACCCGGACGTGCCGACAGTCCTTGTCGGACGCCCGGAATGCCGCTGATCGGACCGTCCTGGCCCGACAGGCGGCGAAGCTTCCGTTGGTGTAACCTAGCCTATTGGCTGGGTTTCCGCCATATTAACGCAGCCTCTTCTGGGGCTCCGGAGCGTTTCCGGACAGTTTCCGCCCCGGTCAGATTCGTCTGGCCGGGGCGTTTTCATGCGCCAGCGCAGTGCGGATCGCCCCCTCCAGGTCGTTCTCAAACTCCAGGAACTGGTCGACCTGGCTGATCAGGCTCTCCCCCGGGCAGACCGACTGCCAGATCAGTTCCGCCGCCTGCAGGCGACGGCGGTCCCGGTTCAGGGCCTCCAATTCGTCCATGCCGATCGTCGCCGTCGCTACTCCGATTCTCACCGGTCACCGTCCTTTCCAGGTAAACAACCCATGCGCTATCATTCCCCTCGTAAATCAGCGGGACCATTGCCCGCAGCATAAACCCCTGCCGGTCCCAGCGGTCCAGATCGGCCGCGGAAGGGCAGGGTCGGACCAGCAGCCGCAGATACCGGCCGCTGCTGTCACCGGTCGGCCGCAGGTCCGGGCTCTGCATCCGTCCTCCTTTCCTCGCGTGCCGGCTCCCGCCCGCTGCCCAGACAGTGGCGGCAGATCCGGCCGTTCTGGACCGACCAGGCCGGGCGCGGAAACAGGAATGTCTGGCCGCGGCAGTCCGGGTCCCGATGCCCGCCGACAGAGCCGGACCCGCCGCAGCGGGAGCAGAGTGGTTGTGGGGTCATTCTTCCTCTTCTGGTTTTTTGCCCGTAGCGATTTCCTCGGATCTCTTTCTGGCGGCCTCGATTAAAGCGATCTCTTCAGGCGTAAAGCTCTCGGCGATCGTGCGCAGCATCTCGCGATAAGCTTCGCTATTCACGATGTCTTTAGGATCTTCCATCGGTGCTCCGTCTTCCGCCAGCCGCAGCCGGCCGTCAAACTCCGCCCGACCGGCCCGCGAACCCCCGCCGGTCAGGCAAAATGTAGGGCAGGGGGGTTACTGCCCGATCTGCCGCTTATACATCGCCCACGCGCCATCCTGGCTGATGCTGATCTCCGCCAGCCGCTTCCCTTCGGCCGACCACACCCGATACCGGGCCGAACAGAAAAACCGCTTGCCGGGACTGTCCAACATCTCATGCAGGGCGTCCCATCCGTCAGCGGTAAACATCAGATGCGAATCCCGGTCCACCCGCCGGACCGTCAGCAGCCGGGACCAGTCCCGCTTCCGCGGGGTCCAGTCAGCGGCGACCGCCAGGCTGGGTTCGGGCGGCGGCCGGTCAGGTGTCCCGAGCGCGGCCAGTGCCGCCTGTCGCACGTCCTCCCAGCTCTCTTCTTCCTCATCCAAGATCCACCTCCATTCTCCGCGCCGCCGCCCGCCTGAGCGGTCCGGCCAGCCAGTCCGGCAGTAGGCCGGGGAACTGGTCCGGGCTGCAGGTCCGGACCGCGCCGGTCTCCGGTTCCCACCAGATGATCCAGCGATCCACCCGCAGGGCGAAATCCTGACCGGTCCGGATCAGCTCCCAGGCCTGGTCCGCCGTCGGACCGCGCCGGCACGACAGCAAGAACGGACCCTGGTCGTGGTGGACCAGCACGTACCGGTCGACTGCCGGCAGCCAGTCGGTGGCGCCCAGGTATCGACCGTGGCAGTCCCGGATCTCGTACAGGGACTGCGGTCGGAACGGGATCTTTTCAGGGGCGGAGTGGATCACGGTCTACCCCTCCCCTCTCGGGTCGCGGTCTCGGTCCGGATCCAGACCAGAGCCGCAGTCAGCCGCCAGGCTGGCCAGCGGGCCAGGTCCGACGGCTCATACCGGCGGACACCGAGGCGGACCAGGTGGCGGCAGATGGCGGCGCAGACACGCTGGCATGGGCGCTCGCGGTCTCGCCAGAAACCGTCCTTCAGTACGCTCACCGGTCACCGTCCGTTTCCCCGACCGGCGGCCCGGCCTGGTTCTGCTCCAGGTATTCGGCGTGCAGGCCGACCGTGCCGCGGAGCGCGGTGGCGATCAGGATGCCGGCGAATACCGCCGCGATGCCCGCCAGGTACGGCCAGACGGGCTGCCATTCGCTGAAAATAGGGCACCTCCTTTCGGTCAGGCCCCGTACCCGTCCCCGTCCCCGTACCCGTCCCCGTTCCCGTACCCGTCCCCGTCCCCGTACCCGTACCCGTCCCCGTCCCCGTCCCCGGACCCGTCCCCGGACCCGTACCCGTACCCGTCCCCGTCCCCGGACCCGGACCCGGACCCGGACCCGGACCCGGACCCGGACCC